GGAATATACTAACTTAGATAAATTGGTCGCGGTTATTGTTGAGTGGCTTAGGCCTTTGGCTAGTACGCTCGCAGGGACTTATCTTAATAAGCTTGATTCTATTGAACGAGCTAACGCTTGGGCACGTAAGTTCTTCCCGGTTTCTGCTGATTATTCTATCACTAATGACTTGGGCTTTTTAGCTATGCCTGCTCTGCAATCAGTAGTTCGTCCTTTTATTCAGTCAAGCCTTGATAAGTTAAACTTAACAGACGAAGCTATTCCGGAGTTTGCTAAGAATACTGTCATGGCTATGGATAAAGAGCTGGAGACTAAGTCCACTATTAGCTTGTTCAATTTAATAGAATTGGATAAGGACGATGTCAATAGGCTGCGCAATCTTATTGAGCGTAACTTACCTATTTCATTTACAGAATATACAGTTGTGAAATAATGAAAACATTTACATTACCTTTATTCTTCCTATGCGTTTGTTACTTGATGTGTATCTTAGCCGTAGTACTTGACCTAATATCTGGTGTGCGTAAGGCTAAAGCTCGCGGTGAATACCGAAGCTCAAGAAAATTGCGGCTGACTGTCGAGAAGCTTGTTAAGTACTTGAATATGATTGCTGTGCTCACATGCATCGATGCTGTTCAGGTTCTTAGCTTCTTTATATTGGCTGCTCAGAGCGGCAAAGCATTTGTTATGCTGCCTGTTTTTACAGGATTGGGCACTATTTTCGTGTGCTTCATAGAGCTGAAAAGTATTTATGAAAAGAACACAGATAAGCGCAAAGCTGAAATGGAAGATACCGCACGGAAAATTAAAGAAGTCCTTTTGGACGAATCAAATAGAGAACTTTTCAAATCACTTTTAGAAAAATTGGAAAAATGACAAATTTACAAAAAGCCGCGGAGCAGGACAGCCAAGCTGCTCCCAATATCTTAGAAGCTATTAAAGCTGGTGAAGTCGGCGGAGGCGGCTCAGCTACTGGATTTACTATTCAGTATTACGCTGAATTACGGCACATAAGCGATAATGAAAAAAATGTATATACTGAAGAAGAAGCTTTAATTGCCGCGCAAAATACAGTAGCTAAGTGGCAAGAAGATTATCCAAACTTAAACTCTTTGAGATTTGCTGCGCTATTTGAGTATCCAAAGGTAGCCGAGCCACATGACTACGATGATTATATTTATTATTACTACGTGACACAATCAGCCATTGATACCTGGCTTGAAAAAGTTGATTGGCTTTATGCAAATGCGGCAAGCTTTGATTCTGATGGCGCACTTAGCCCAGAGCTTATTGCAGAGGCAAAAGAGATTGTCGCGGGCCTAACGCCAAATACATTATTTCAAGCTGACGAGGAAATCGTAGAGGTTGTTATTAATTTTGGCTCGATTGGCAAGATTGGCTATCAACCGTGGCCTTTATATGCTGATGAAAATACGCTCGCGCAAACTGTTGTTTTTTAAACAAATGAGCAGACAATCAGATTTCCTCGATTCAGTATCTCGGCATGCCATAGCTGCTTGCCGAGATACAGCTTTGTTTCCTTCTGTGTGTATCGCGCAAGCTATACTCGAGACAGGTTGGGGCCACTCGACACCCGGTAATAATCTTTTTGGTATGAAGGCTACTGGCAGCCCCAACGTTAATTGGGACGGTTCAGCTGTAGCATGCACCACCTACGAATATATTAACGGAGTAAAAACACGCGTAGTTTCTAAGTTCCGTAAATATAAATCATACGAAGACAGCTTCAGAGACCATAATAGACTGTTTTTGTTCAGCAAACGTTATATCTCTGTGCTGTCTGCCAAAACTCCTGAAGCGCAAGCAAAGGCTATCAAGGCTTGCGGTTACGCTACTGACCCGAAATACGCAGAAAAGTTAATCAACTTAATCAAACAATATAATTTAGAACAATATGACAAATCTTGAATTAGCAAAAGAACAGGGCAATCAAGCTGCGCCGAATGTAATTGACGCAGCCAAAGCCTCTGAAGTTCAAATAGACGTTACGCTTGCACAAGAACAGGGCAACCAAGCAGCACCGCTCATTGCAGATAGCCTTGCAAGCTCTGAATCGTATGATGCTATTAAGCAGCAAGGCAATCAAGCTATGCCCCTGATTGTTGATGCTCTTGCTGGCAGCGGGAGCGATACTGGCTTCGAGTTACTTGATTTTATTGAACAAGATGAAGGTTCGAACCCAGCTCATTTTCCGGTATTTGAGCTTGCGGGTAGTGTCGGATATGAACTTATATATTATGGGCTTTTGCATGATGGCCACAATTTACCAAATTTTACAAAATTATCAGTAAATGACGTAGATTATGATATTTATCCGATGCCAGAAGAGACGCCAGAAGAGACGCCAGAGTCTGGTGGATGTTATTTAATGATACAACAAGCGCTTATTGATTCACAAGAGGCTGCAGATGAAATTAAAGCTGCGATGGGCGTTGACGTAAAAATCGGAGATACATTAGTAATTATGACACTAGATTTAATTACTGAGCAGGCTCTTTCTGGTGATGTACCGTTTACCCTGTACACCGGCCAAGATTCATGGTCTGGCACTTTGCATGAATATATTGATACTAGCTCTGAAGTATTCGTAAATATCGAGCCTAATTCTAACTCTACGGCTTACGAGATTTCAGTTTATACTGATAATGCTTCCAATCCTTATTATAAGATAGGCGATGATGGTGAGTGGACCGAGTACGATTCAAGTAATAAGCCCGAGTTCTATTTGCCCGGTAACTACACTATTTATTTGAAAGCAACTAGTAATTATGACAGTAGCGAAGTTTCTAACTCTGTACCGCTGCAAATTATTGCTAATTTTGACACACCAGAAGTGCATACCGTGGAAGACCCGTCAGCAATGTTTGCTGGATTAGATTTTAGAGTACATTTGGCATCAAATTATGGCAGCAGTGAATTAACTGGTAGAGATGATGTGGTGCTCTTGTATAGAGATAGCGCTACAGCTAATTGGGACGGTTCAGCTGCTATGACTAGTACATCTGATGGCTATTTTGCCGAAGTTGAAGTCGGCTGGGGCCACAAAGCAATTACATACAAAGTTCAAATTGATGGAGTTTCAAGTGATGTTCCTGATTATCATGAATTTGACTTGTTACCAATGACGCCGAGCTTCGTCGACATTATCAACGACCAAGGTACTTACAAAGCTAGATTACGTTTTGGAGCAAACTATCCTGATATGAACACTGTTGAGGCTATTGAATATAGTTTCGATAATGAAAATTGGACCGATGCTGTACATGACGTTGTTTCTGGCTACGAATTGGCCGAATTAGCTTATGATACTGAAAGACATTTACCTGATAGCTTGCATATAAGAACACGCATATCCGCTAATTCTGTAGTTTCCAACATCGTAACCACAGGCTTGAGTGAACGTAACAGGTATATTACACTTGGTCCAAGTTTTTTTAACAATGTATCAGCTGCTAGTATCAATAATAAGCCAGTAGATATAGATATAAATACTATCGCTGGCCTTCAAGTTTTTACAGATGTGCCTTTTATTGTGGCTATTACTCCAGAGCAAGGATATGTTTTTAATAAATCTATAATTACTTATAACGTTTTTGAAACAGGAACAAGAGAAGTATTAACAGAATCTTACAATAATCCAGATTCTTTTGTAGTACCCATTACTGAATATAGTTATAACCTTGATGTTGAACTTCAGCAGCAATCGTCTACAGGCAGAGAATAATCATTATTCTTCCATTCTTGCCATTAACTTCTTTATGTTGACTATG